TGCTGAAAATTTACCGAAAGGCGTTTTATACGGATTATATGTAGAAAATACACTTCTTGAAAATTTTATAGGTTTTTCGAAAATAACTCTAAATTCTTTTGAATTTAAAGGATCTCTAATTATTTCTATGATTCTAGTAAATTTATCCTTTCTATCATATTTTACATAATCTCCAACGTTAATGTTACCAACGTCTCTTGAAGAAACGACTATTCCCTGATCAATTGCACATCCACCTGACATAGTATAAATAGAATAATCTCCAATAGAAAGACCTCCTGAAACTACACCACCTTCATTAACAAATTCATTATATCTTTTGGAAAAATGAGAATCCGCCAATATACAATCGCCCATATCTAAAAACGTATAAGGATTCGAAGTATTGATACCGAATATGGTTGTGTATTTATTTCTACCTTGTGAATAATCATCAATTACGATAGAATTACGATATGATTGAGCACTGTATGGTATGATTTCTCCGTTTCTTATTGCTCCTGCTAATGCAGATGCAATTTGAGAAGTATTTCCCTGACAAGAATATCTACCCTCGGAATATGTTCCAATTGGCATTGTTTCATCTGCTATGAATATGAAATCTCCTAAATTAAATCTTTCTATTGAAATTTCTAAAAGATCTCCTAAGAATATTTTATCATTATGAACCGGTGGTTGTGTTAGTAAAAATTTCATAAATCCATTAAAAGCTGTTTTGCTTACAAATGGTGTTTCTATGTCATTTTCTTTTTTAGAGGTAAACCTATCAGCATTTCCATTAAATGAAGTGGAAATAAATCTTTCACCGAACGATAAATTAGAACTTTCAAAAGAATTTTTTATGTGGTGATAATTATCTTCATTATCTTTAACCCAGCTTAATATTGGAAGATTGGATTCAGATTCATTAGGAATAATAGCTAAACTGTCAGATCCATCATCTATTAAATTTAAGACTCCAAACTTATTTACATTTTCAACTAAGACACTTCCTTCTTCATGCTCATCCGCATATATTCCAAAATATCTATAAATATTATAATCTGACGCTTCTTCATCATCAAAAAGAAATTCAATATTCATTACATTTGCTGAAATAATACCATTCCTTTCAAAACTAGATGTAATAGTATTATTTGCTAATATCTCCGGAAGATCTTCTCTTATATAATCATCATCTATATAATCCATCTTATTAACAAAGCCTCCTATCATTGCGTCTATTCCCGAAAAATGAGTAGGTTCATCTATTTCAAAATTAAAAGAAAGGTGTGAACTTGGAAAAAGAGGATCTTCTATGTGGCTATTTAAATATGCTCCTAATTTAGAGTTATTGGTAAGATCAAATGATTTAATGATAGTAGCCTTTGAAAGCATTTCTTGAATCCTACTATTTTGACCATCGGCATCTTCTGTATATTTTTTAGAAAAATTAACATCTTCTATTCTGTATATTATAAATTTACTGGGAACCTTGTCTTCTAACCAAATAGGAGCCAACATCCTATATTGTTCATCATACGCCTTGGTATAATTAAAGGATGCTCCATAGTTATATAAATTTTCATATTGTGAAGAGAAATCCGCACTAACTGCTAAATCAGTATGCTCTCTACCTACCTGATATCTTTTATCTTTTGGTAATTTTCCATAGAAAAGAGCAACATCTCTATTATATTGACCGAAGTCAGATAATGGATATTTTTGAAATTCAACCTGTGAGAGAGTTCTACTAGCCTTAATAGAGCTTAGGTAAATATCTCCTGAAGAATCTGCAACTAACTTAATATTAGAAGTTAATTTTGGATTAGTTCTTAGTAAAGCAAATGATTTGTTTTTAACCAAACTATTCTTTGCCGCTGTGTTAATAATTTTCGCCATTTATGAATAGACTCTATTTTTGTTAGAGTATATATCTTGCTTTGTTACAGCAGAATATTACCTGTATGGGCGAGCGTCAAAGTCGTATAATCTAGAGGATGAAAAATCTGTATATCCGCTACTAGAGTTGAAGAATCTTCTTCTGTTCCACCACCATCCACCAGAACTTCCAGTTCCGCTACTTCTATAACTTTGTAGCATTACTTTATTGATACTATTTTTATTAGTACCAACTGCTCTGTATTTGGCATATACTTCGATATCAAACTTAAATTCAGATTTATACGTGTCTAAGATGTCTAGCCCTATTTTTTTAGAATAAGTTAAATTAGCAAAAGAATTTCCATATATACCACCTATTCTACCTTTACCACTTTCATCTTCTCCAAAATAATCTGTCATCCTATATTGAAATACCATATCTACTGAAACAGCATTCTGACTTCCACCTTCTATTAATTTCTTACCATATTTGTTAGGTCCATCTACTGATAAGCTAGTTTGATTTATAGGTGAAAGATATAAAAAAGATCCACATGAAAGACCACCTAATAAATATTGATCATCTTCTGTAAAGGAATTCTTAACAGATTTTCTAGGAATAACAGTACCTGATTCATCAAGAGGTCCAGATTCTGATCCATCTCTAAATGTAATAGCTAGGGGCTGATATGGTGTTTGTATTTTTCCGTTTTTATCATTAGCCCTTTTAACTGCATACTTAGGCATTGAAACTATTCCAGTTGTTACCATTTCAAACGCATTTAATCTATTGTCAGGGTCGGTTCCTCCTTCAGCAGCATCTTTGATGAGTGGATGAAATTTAGATAAAAATAAACCTTTATCATATTCACTAGAACCTAATATAGTTATTGGAATTAAATCTATTTCTGAATTACTAGTAGAGCTTTCTACATTACCTCCACCGTAAGTTCCATTCCATATAAAATCTGATCCGTTTGATGATGGGGCAGCAGTTAATCTACATGTCATAGTAGTAGAATCAGCTTGACTAAAATCTCGCAAATGTCCTCTATTGGTAATAGCATCTGGGGTAAATAGTGTACTACCACCATTATTATTTCTTATTGGATAACTTAAACCATATTCTGCAGTAGTAACTCCGTTTGTTACTGAGTAAGAAGAACCTGTATCTGCATCTGTTGTAAGATATAAATTATCATTGTTAGATATATTTTTAAATCTAGAATATATGAATTGTCCATTTAGCTGTGAAGATTGTTCTGGTGCTGTAGCAAAATAATTATAAGAATTACCATCTCCAGTTAAGTTTTGATAAACTAAAGGAACTTGATCATATTTACCTTCTGTCATATAATATGTATCATTAGATATCATATTATCAGGTGCAGCGTTAGAAGCAGTTTTAATATTACCTGTTTCTAGATCTATTATACCCAATCCATATTCCTGTTCACTTGTTGAAACATAAGCAGGTTGTTTAAGATCTCCAACAATTCTTGCACATAGTTCTAAATCAGATGCCTTAGTGTTGTGTAATTCAACTGTAAAGTTTTTAGTAACAACATATCCTTTGCTAATTCCTGTAGGTGCGTTGTCTACATAATATCCTGCAAATATTTTTGCAGTTGTGTTGTTTTTAACCATAGTGGTAACACCTTCTTCGTCTACAATTTTAATTTGTAGTTCTCCAACGGTACCTTCTACCTTAGATTGTAATCTTTCTAATTGATTTTGTAATTCTAATAGTTTTTCATAAACACTAATAGGGTTCTGCTCTCCAGTTAAAAATCCTGATGCAAGACTTTCAGCGCCATGGGCATAATATGTATCACCTGCCGTAAACCCAGTGTCAAGGTGTGTAAATAAGTTCTGAGATTCTAAATCGTCATTTATTTCAACTTTAACATTATCTAAATCGTTTTGATTTACAAGTGAATTGGCTCCGTCAGTCGATATTACTCCTTCAGGGAATGGAATACTTATAATTTCAGACCATTCTGATTCTACTGGAGTCGTAGGGAAACCTGCTTCAGAAACAGATTTTACCATCATTTCGATAACTTCACCTTGTCTTATTGGTAGATCTATAGAATTAAAGTTAATAGCCTGAGCATCTTCCTCAGATTCTATAATCCATCTATAACCACCGTCTGCTTGCTTTTCTCTTTTTCTAACAGGACCTTTAACTTCTACCCAGTTTGAAAATGCAGCAGTTTTTTTATTAAATTTAATTTGTTCAATCACGGAAGTTTTTCCAGTAGCAGATGCGTATCTGTATCTTGCGATAAACTGAACTACTTCTTGTGAAACTTCATCTCCAACTTTTTTAGCATCTGGAATTGACCAAAAACCTCTAACTCTATATTTAGGAGAAGCTTTAGGTAATTCATTAGATTCGGCAATGGCTTTAATCTCACTAACACTAGAAGAAAATACCTTTGTCTCAGCCGCCTTTTCTCTAATTAAAGAAGATAATTCATTCTTCTCTCTATTTCTTTCAATTTTAGATGAGAATTTTTTAGTAGCAATTAACTTTCTTTTTTTCTTAATAGTAGAATCAAGTTTTTTAACAGCTTCCTTTGCAGCAACCTTATCTGATTTAATCTGCTTAACCTTCTGAACACTAGAGTTTTCAGTAAGGTGTTTATTTATCTGAGTAACCTTGAAGTTATCAGATTCGATGATAGGTGCATCTGGAATTAGACCTTCCGATGCAGGTGGAATATAATCGACTTTAAGCGCTTTAATAAATTGCCCAAAGTCAGCAACCTCTTCTTTATAATATTTAGCGAGAGATGTTATTTCACCTTCTTCGGATTGAATAGTTAATTCATTAGAAAAGAATGCGATTCCTGGTGAAAAATCAGTTGAAGGAATTTTAGAAATAGGATCAATTGGCTTAACAAAAACAACTTGTCTTTCATTAAATCCAACCTTTATTTCAATATCAACAGATAAATCAATGTCTTTATAAATTCTTAAAGAATCTGCTCCTATCTTTACAGGAACATATCCTTCTAGTAATTCTAAACCTACTTGAGATGTTGAAGCATCAATGGAGGTTATTTTGTATCTTGTGTTATATTCTTTGTTATTTACTACTAATGAATCACCTATCTTTAAAGATTCAGTGTCTTTCATTCTTTTATTAGCATCAGAATATGTTAACTTATTTAAAGTATATACTTTGATCGTTTTAGTTTGACTAACGTTATCTACTATAACAGTTTTTTGAACATTTTCAACCTTTAATACATCTAGGCCTCCAGTATATTGAATTGACCTAATTGGCATATCAACTGTCTCTGCGTCGATTCTATATTTTAAACCAGCTTCTTCAATTTTAGAAATAAAACTTTCGTAATTAAGATCATTTTGACCTTTATAAATTTCATCAAAAGATTCAGTCGATGCAATATCTTCATGATCAAAAATAAATCTTTCAGTGTATATTCTTTCAGTGTCTACTGGAATCTGTCCTTTAACGTCTAAACTTATTGTTAATAAGGGGTTTAAGAAATCTTCAAAGAAATCGTTTAATTTAGTACTAAATTCTTTAGGGGTTGCAAGAGATGTTACAGGTAAAGAAGGTCCTTTTAATTTAGAAGTATGTATTTTTCTATAAGATCCATCTTTAAGTTTAACGTTCGCACTTGAAGTGTCTAGTCCACTAATTGCAGTTAAATTCTTATCAATTCTTTCAATCTCTCTTTTCAAAAATCCAAATGCTGGAATTTGAATCGCTGTCATTTTTCCTGTGCGATTATCGAATAGGTCAATGGTAACTGTTTCTTTATCTGTAGAAATAGCCTCATTGATACGCTCAAAAGTTTCTAGTGAATTAGTGTTTAATTCTAGAAACTGTTCGAGTAAATGTGATATAGAATTACTAGCGCTCATATTATCTTAAAATATCGTATTCAAACGTTTTGTTTATTGAATCAATACAAACAATTTCTATATAAGGAGTAGCACTAAGTAAAGAAGAGGCTGGAATAGTAATTTTCTGAGACCATCCATTTTCTTTATCTGTCCACATCGTTATATTATTAGATTGTAAGTTTTTGATTTTATTTTTAAAAGTTACTCTAACAACTTGGCCTGTTTTCCATTGTGTTACAGTATCATCTAGGTATATATTTAGATTAGAATCGAAGCTTTCGTCAAAGGCCGTATAGATTCTAACTAAGTTATCGAATTCTTTAACTCTTTGCCAGACCGCTTTTGTCGCAGATTCTGAAGGTAAGAAAGGAACATCTGAGTTTAAAACTCTTTCGTTAATACCTGATATAGTATCATATACATAAGCAGGGCTTAATGAATATCCGTAATTAACACATGAAATCTTAAGTTTACCCGTACTTGATTGTTTGTCAATAGAGATCCCTTTATTACCTGATTCTATTACGTCTGTATTATATTGTAACTCTGCAGGTATTTCACCAGATATCACCTGATTTAATCTAGAGTTGGTGTTTGTTATTAAATCTAAAAGACTTCTTTCATCTTGAAAATTAATAGTTGCATTTTCAACGTCCTGTTCTATATTGTCTAGTCTTTTAGATATTCCTTGTAAATTTTGAGAACTTATAAAGAAACTTTCTAACATTTCAACTTTCTTAGAAATATCATTATATCTTATGTTAGCATCTCTTAATAATTGAACTGCATTTTCTAAAGCACTTGTAGTGTCTAAGAAAATATCCATTGAGAATGTAGAATAATCATTAACATTCTTTTCTACTCCTACATTATCTAAGGCTGAATTAAATTTAAGATTTAATTTAAGTGCAAATGCATTACCATTAAGACCAGTAATTTCATTGGGCTTATACTTAGTTAGTTCCGGAATATACCATCCATCATTTGAAGTATCTTCTTTCCAGTTATCTAATAATATTATACCATATAGGTTTGTTGCTTTATTTCCAATGTTAGACTTTGAATATATGTCGTAATACACTAGGATAGCATTGAATCTAAAATCTCCACCTCTTTTAGAATAATCTAATATTGAATCTAATTTAGGATCATTTATTATTTTAGAATATGCGCTTGAATTAAAATCAATTCCAAATGTAGGAATATCGTTTTCATCAGTGTTGTATGTTCCGTCATCCTGATCAGTATAAGATTCTACATTTAAAAAAGGATCTGGGTGAGTATCATCACTTGTTCTTCCTTCAATTTCAGCACCTGGTACAAACTTAATATTATTAGTATTAAATTTAGAAGTTTCTAATAAAACTTCAGGAGTATATCCTACAGAGGAAGGAACGTTAACAAATATTTCGTTATATTGTTGTCCTTTATAGTTCTTGTCGTTAGTTACATCAATATTTCCGATGTATTTTATAACTTGACTATATTCAGAACCGGATTGCGTAGAGTCATCCAGCTCTATCATTCTAGAAAATCCTGTTGAAACTTCCTGTGAAGTTGCAGTTCTTACTCTTATTGCGTTGATGTGATATAAGTATTTAAAGAATATTTTTTCTGCATCACTTTGAAATAAAACATCATCAAAATCGTCGTTAACCTCAGGGTTAAGAAGCATATTCTCTAAATTAAGGGCATAACTTTGAAAAGTTTGTGCAAAATGAACATTACCATTTCCATCATGTAACAAATCATTATAAGAACTAGCATTAGAACCGCCACCTCCTTCAAATAGTCTAGAATATTCGATGTAGTTAGGTCCAGAATACTCAGGGTTATTCGGATCACTTTGAATAGAATCAGCATATACTGGCAAGTCTAGCAATGCAAATTTAGAAAATTCAAAATTAATATCCGGATTATAATATGCACGTGTAAGATCTCTCGCTGAATTAGCAAAAGCATACATCGTACCTCCCTGTTCCTGTGGAATCCTTATTAGTGGTGTAGCCATCTAATTAATTGTTTATTTTTAATTAAGATATTGTAGCTGCGTGTGAGCTAACAATATACCATTTTCCTCCGTTAGAAGATTCTCCTATTAAATTAATACATCCATTCTGACCTACTGTAATAGTAGATGTTGAATCGTATCCGTGAATCGCTTCATTTGAAGCATCTATTGTAAATGCTAATTTAGCGATAATGCTTAATGTTTGTCCAGCCGTAGATGTTCCTAATATTACTGATGCTGATGGTGAATTTAATTCATAAGCTCCTAATGTAGGTGTTCCAGTTGGAAAGTTAATAGTATCTGCTATTGAAATCTGTTGTCCTTTTTCAAAAATAACATTTTCTTTAAAAGTAGCTTCAACGCCAGATGTTAGTGTTGATCCATCAACTGTAAATGTAGCTAAGGTTCCATTGTTTATATTCAATGATCCAGCGCCAACAGAACTTGTTAAAAGTAACGTGGAGTTTGTCGTGTCTAAGACGTTTGCAATTAATCCTAATTCTTCATTAACGTTATCAAAATTGTTATTGATAGTAAGTCTTGAAGAAGAAAGACTATGTGTCCCTAAAATTGTTGTAATACTTGCCATTTTATTTAATTGTTAAGATGTTTTTTCTTGTTATGTTTTTATTTCCATTCAAATCAGTTAATTCCAGCTCCAAACTGTACTCTCCTTTCGTATCGAATAAGTATGTCAGCCACTGATTATCATAATATATATCTTCTTTTTTTACACTATTATTTATCAATCTCCATTTCTGCTCTATAACACCCGGCATTTTAGTTAAATCATAAGAAAACGTCATGTGATTTAGTAAACTAATAGTGTCATGATCGTCTATTATATAGGTATCATTAAAGTTAGGATTGTATGCTTGATATTTAACAAAGCTGCTAGGATCTATTATGCCTGTCGTCGTTGTTGCGTTATGAAAATCATAACTTTGATTAGGTTGTTTTGATACAACTAACATATATGTACATTCATCAACTCCGTCTATTCCTGTTGAAACATTCCCATCAGAATCAAAATAAATTGGATTCCAATTAAATTTAGAGAAAATAGGATATTGATTAGGATTTAAATTGTTAAGCTCTTGTTGTAAATTATTCCAAGCGGATAAATCTTGAGCATTTGTTGGGTATATTGAAGTAGGTGTGTAAGATTCTACTATTTCTAATCCAGTGAATGTATCTAATTGTGAAACCGATATAGTTCCATTTATGTCTCCATTTAACTCTAACTTAAATGAAGAATTTAAATCTGCACCTATTCTTGTTTGATTCCATGAAGTAGTAGGTCCGTCGTTCCATGTTTGCTTTCTTAGAGCCTTCCATTGATATGCTCCTGTTGTTTCTGCAAACCCCGTTGGGACAGAAGGATCGGCATACCTTCTACTTATAGAAAATTCTTTTCCTAGTGTTTCATCATTAAGATAATTTGCTCTATCGAGTGTTAAATAATATGTAGCAATACTTTCTCCAATAGTGTTTAAATTTTCTCTACCCCATTCCCATGAAGACCCAGCTTCATCCCATTGATATTTATAGTTAGCCCAATCTAATTCTTCTGTAAGTTTCTGATAAAGTCCATATATCTGGATGTTCTTAGATTTAACCACTATCTTTTCATTGTGGCTCACACTTCTTATATTATATAAATCCCAAAAAGCAACATCAATCGAATACTCACCTATATATGGAAGTATTATTGGCAATGTATACCAATCGTTAATGGATCCTCTAATAGTTTTAGAGTAACCTCTAGGGCCTCTAATTATCCATTCAATTTCATATACACTTCTTTTCCACCAGTCATCCCATGTTAAATAAGGGTCCTGTAGGGTAGTGTATTGTGGTTGTCCAGGTGGAGAATGTAAAACATTAGCATCATCATCGGTATCGTTTGCATCAATGAACGTAAACTCAGCATCATCCCATGTATCTTTAAGTGAAGTTCCTGTTAAAATTATAGGAGCACCTATTGGAATATTTTCAATAGTATTATATGTGCTCATATCCTCATCATGCCATTCCGTATAGAAAGATCTAATAGAATCTTCTAATTCATTTCTTTCTGTTTTATTAAAAACTTCTATCTTTTGATTACGGCCTTCTAGTCTGTAGTCTACCTTCCTAAGATCTTCTATATAAATTGATTTAATTTCCGGAAAGACTTCATAGTGTACGTCTTGCCCTGCAAACTGAGCATGTATTTGGTGTTGATTATTCCAAACTCTCTGATTTACTCCGTCAAAGTAATCACCTTCTGCTGTAATATCTACGATCTTTGCGTTAAGCGGTAGGTACTCTTTTTGTAGTTTACGCTTTAAAGCATATAACTTTATTAAAATTTCGTCAGGTGAAAAATCTGTAATTTCCTCTACTTCGGGTAAATCAAATTCATTTAGTCTTCCAGTGGGAACATTTAATCTATATGCTAGTGAAAATCTAGAAGTTTTCTTTTGATTAGAATTAGGAAGGTTCTTATTTTTACTCTTCTTTGCTAAAAAACCTACTTCAGTTTGATTAGCAACAGGAACCACCATCATTTTTCCAAATCCTTCAGATTGTTCATTTATGTTTAGCCAGTATTCTCTAAGACTTACATTGTTATATCCAAAGAAATCAATAACACCTAACAGTGCTTTATACGTTCCTATGAAAGGCTTAATAGTAGAAGCCTGCAATAAAAGTTCTTTTCTTTTTCTATTTAATAGTTTATAATCTACACCAAGATCTTTAATATCAGAATCTTTAAATATCAAATAATCCATTTCGGTAAGATTAAGAGCCATGTTAGTTAAAAGGCTTTTTAGTCTTTCATCTTCAGCAACAATTTCACCATACACTTTAATCTCAGCAACCTTTACTTCATTGCCGGCTTCAGTTGCATATACTTCTAATTTTCTAATATGAAATCCTTCTTGATCTGAGCTCATTGCAATATTAGCAATACATGCCTGAGGACTTAATGCTGCTGCATTTAGAGGAACTATTTTAAAACCATCTGGATCAATTGATGTATAATAGCTATTGTCTCTCATTTCACTAATTTGAAAAGAATCTATATTTACATCATAATCCCCATTATTCATTTTACCACTATATAAAAATATATCTGTACTTTCACCATAGTCTTCTGTGAATTTAAACTTAAGCGTATTTTTATTTGCGTCTACCGATATTGGATGTACAAACCTTTGATTATCTAATTCATCCTTTACTTCTTCCAGTACATATAAATTTAAAGTTTCATATAAGCCTGTAGATATCTCAGGTAAAAATGCATTACCCGTGGAATATCCTAAATCAGAATTATATTCTAGATTTAATTCGTTAGAATTATTATCAAAAAATCTTAGATTTTGGTATGACATTGTTATCTAATTTTTTTATCGTTCTTTTTAATAGTGTAAGATTTATAACTCTTTAAATAATTCACAGAGTCTACCCAATCAGCCAACACCTCTTGAATAAACTTTATAAAATCATTCATTTGGTTATTTCTCCATATATGACCAGATATAGAATTCTTTAAAATGTTTTTTCTATAATCATTTCCAAGATTTTTTCTATCGTCAAATACACTTTCCCTAATAGAGTATAGCCTTTCTCTCCTGCTTTTAAAAAGATTTTTAAAAATACTCATTATATAGCTTTTCTATTTTTAGCTTGAACTTTAGCGAATATGCTATTTTTCACAGCTGGCTCATCAAAGTAAATTGAAAGAGCTGCTTTTTCTCCAGTCTTTACTGAATCATCCACTATGTTTCCATTTTGATCTAACCATCCACCTCTAAACAATGCAACTTCTTCTTTTTCTAAAATTATATCTCCAAAAGAATCTAAATTAATTACATTCTCAGGAAGAGCAGCGCCTTCTTCAAAATTAACCTGTGAGGTAGTTACGTTTCTTTTAAAGAAAACCATTTTTTGTTTTCCGTTGCCTATATCCTCTAATAGTGGAGTAGAAGGAGTTACGGTTACTGTTTTAGAAATATAATATCCTAATCTTCTAGCTGTTTCTTCTTTTTCAGAAGTGAATTTAACGTTAACGGAATCAATACCTTCAATACCTTCAATAATTGCTACTATATCTGATTTTGGAAGACGATCTCTTCTTGTAATATTAATTAAGTATTCAGCGACCTTAGATCTAATTTCAGACGATAGGTTATTTTTATGATATCCTTCAAAATATCTAACCTTAATATCCATTCTAAAGTATTGTGGTGAAGGATCTACTATTTTAACTTCAGTCGTTACCATCTGTCTTCCTGATTTTTCTAATAATCCCATAATTCCTTCTTTTTCTATTTCAGTAAAAAAGAATTCAGAAGTATCTAAGTTAAAATAATCTTTATTGTTTTGTAATTTTTTAAGAGTATTAGGCAACATGAACAGATAGATAACATTATCATCGTCTAAATATCCATCATCTGTAGTATTATATGCATCTAAATATGAAAACAAGCCATATCTTGAAAGAAAGTGTTCATAGTTATCTGGGGTTGCTAGTACAAATGAATGTGACTGTAATGGGGCAATTAATTTTGTTAATGCAATATCTTCTGGATTTGCTCCCATTTTAGGAGCGACTGTAAACGAAAATTCTAATAATTCGTTTAAGTCATGTGTGTTTCCTAAAGAATCTGTTCCTTCAGTTTCAAACTTAAATGTCAAATCAGCTCTACCATTTAAATTACCCATAGCACCAGAAATCTTTAAATATTCTACTTTAATCGAAGCTCCCTTTTCAGGTATTTCTCCAAATGAACCATTACCAAAATAAAGATCTAATCCACCGGTTATACCTGTTTTCACAATGTAACCCTGTGTTCCTTTCTTCATATCATACATTGAATCGTATTTTGACCACAGATTAGAATTAACGGTTACTCTAATTTGATCATGATCAACCATTCCCTTTGTTATTACGTTAAATGACTGAAGTGACTCCCCTGTTGAAGTTAATGTTTGATCTTCATATTCTCCTTGAATTACTGGAACATATATAAAATTAGAATTAGATTTGTCTAATCTAAATTGATCATTATTGGTTCTTAGGGTATACACTAGACCATTATCATTTGATTTTATAATAGCATTAGCGGGAATGTTTAAAGCATCTCCTGCAATATCATCTAATCCCTGTACACCTAATCTCAGCTTTAATTCACCAGAAGCGGCAGCTCCTCTAAATGAATCATGTCCTGCTAATCTTGAAAGTCCATATATTGATACTGGGTTTTGAGCTGTTAGTATATTTTGCTCAACCGTTGAATCTTCTATATAAAAGAAGATTAATTTTCCTATTTCTGAAATAACATCTAGTAATTGTGAAAAGGGAGAAGCGGTTGTAAATGCAGTTCCTACTGCACCATATACCCTACTAACATAAGATCTCACATCTGAGATCATTTCTCCAGTTTTAATTCTAGACGTTGATAAAAAGTTATTATCTGCCATTTTACTTTTTTGTTTTATTATACGTAAACACCTACCTGATATTTGTTGTCTACTCTTATATCTATAAAGACCGCGTGTCTATCAACTTCTTTAGTAAAGTCAACATCAACAGTCACGTTAAATTTCTGTGCAAGTGGACAGAATTGAAAAATCTGTTCTGCTACCACTTTTTTTAATAAATAGTCATTATAACTTAATGAATACACATAGTCTTCTAAATTAGCTCCAAATTCTGGATTACCTAGAACATCTCCCTTTCTTGTAAAAAGAACGGTTTCAATCTGAGTTAACAGCCTTGAAAGTTCTGAATAATTTTCCATCTCTGTTGGATCAAACCCAGGATCTCCTTGTGCTTTTATATAAAATTCCATTTAACTATATATTCTATTAAGAATGCATCATCCAATCGGTGCCTTCATCTGATTTAATTTCTTCAATAACAGCTTCCAGTTCTCCTTCTCCTAATCCCTGTATTGCATCTGCATTTACCTCTATATTTCCTGGCAATGCAAATCCAAAAATACTTAACTTTTGGCCAAGTGATATTTTAATTTTCGCAGCACAGTATCTAAAAAATGCTTCATCTTCGAAAAGAGCACATTGAGGAATGGTTTCATATACCTCTAATATAATATCTCTGTTAGGGGTTTCTCCAGTAAATTTAATCTCATGTGTTAATTGATTATAGTGATATCCAATGGGGTTTTCTAGAATTTGTCTAGCCATATCAAAGAAACTTTCATTAACCACGTAATATTGAAGATTCTCTGCTGCATCTACTACACCATCTCCACCAAACATTCCAGTATACATCATTCTTTCGATAGCAAAATCACCTTGTGAAAATCTAATATCTGTTCCACCTGCATACTTTGATCCAGTTTCAAAACATCCATATACTGAATAAACTTCTCCACCACCCGTAGCTGGATCCATCTTTGGAAGAGTAAAGCATCTTCTAGATTTAAAAAGATTAGACTTAAAAAGTTCTTTAGGTAAAACCATAAAGTTTTCTTTCATCGAATACTCGTAATTTTTATAGAACCATTTCTTTGCTCTCTTGACAATATTCTCTACTTCTGATTTTGGAAGATTCATAGGAATCATACAAGACCCTGTTACTTCTGATGCCAACTCATTTACAAAGTCGTTAAAGCATTTATTATCATCCCATGTAGGTTTATCTAAGTGGCTATTATTACCTATTATATTATCACTCATTTTGTTTTAGTTATTTTTAAACTTCCGTATAAAGTATTTTTTCAGTGTTGTCAAACTTCGCAGTTCTTTTATCATATTTACCGTCTCTAAATATACCGCCTTGCATCGATCCTTTCATTATTCCATTTCCATATACGTAACAGTCTTTTAATATACACGACTGATGAACGTATGAACTTTCTAATTTAGACGAATTAACCTGCGTAGATTGATAAAAATTACAGGAATGTATATCAGATCCATTTACGTCACATCCGAAGAAATCACAATTTGTAAATTCTCCTCTCAAAGAACATCTTACAAATTCATATCCTTCTAATTCTACACAATATGATAATCTACCGCCTTCTACTTGAATAATTCCGTTGTCAGCATCATAGTTAATATGTCCTTTTGTTAATTCACCGTGTGTAAATAATCTAAGAACTCTTTCTCTAATATTAGGCCAGTGTAAATCTATTATCTTTTCATTGTCATTTAAATCGACCGTTAATTTAACATCTTTATTCCATCCCGCATTAATAGATTTCCAATCTTTTCTAGCCTTTATAATTCTTTCATTCTTAGCAAGAATTTTTCTAAGCTCTATTGAATTAAGATTGTTAAATTGAACATTACTCGTGCTATTCCATAGTTGAGTTATAAAAAGATCTAGCATTTGTAGAATCTTGGAAGTTTTCTTTTCCCAATCTTCTCCACCGAGATATCTGAATTCTAAATAATTCTTATGTCTTTTTTCAAAGTTAATTCCGTAATATTTAGAATCAGGATATATGAAATTACTAGGAGTAATATTTAATCCATCGTAGAAATAAGTATCTGACTTAGGTAAAACGAATTTAATTGATTTTGCGTATGCAGAATCTTTTCTTTCAGGAAAAAACTTAAAGACTTGACTTTCTTTAAAATCTAAAATAAATTTAAGAACATTCATCTTAGATATTCTGTGTTTATTTTCTATTTTATCTGTATCAAAGGATATGTTTAAGTGAATAGAACTTCTATCATTAGTATATCCATTTTCTTCTATCCATTTACATACTTTGATGATCATCATTCTTGCAGAATAATAAGGCTGTGGACCCGTTACGAGTTCCATCAGTTTTTCACCACCTGACATATCAGGTTCTATCTTGAACTCGTCTCTTGTAACTTCAAAATCACTATGCGCCTTTGCTTCTACTCTAATCTTTTTACCTAAAAGACCCGCTAACTCTTTAGCAGTCGTATCGATATCCTTATTAGAATAGAATTCAAATTCAACGCCTAGTAGCGAATTCTTTAATATGTCTGAATTATTAATATTATTCATTTACGTAATTGTATGACTTAAGTTGGTTTATATATCTCTGTTAGATACACTATAACGTGAAAAAGCCCGAGTGATCGGGCTCTTTCAATTAAATTATAGATTTGGTTATAGTTTAAGGAATACTTTTCTAGTGTCTTCTTCGACTCTGATCACTTGAACAGTAATATCTGCACCTTTCAATATGTCTTTAATATCTATGTTATCAGGGAATTCAGATACGTGTAAAAGTCCTACAACACCTTCTTCTATTTCTACAAATAAACCATAGTCTTTAGTAGATTTTACCTTTCCTACTACTTCAGTTTTCTTAGTATATCTTGAAGAAATACCTTCCCATGGATCTACTTTCTTTTCAGCAGGAGAACCTTGAACAAGTGTAATTTTTCTTTCATTAATAACTTCTTTAACATAGAATTTAATCTCTGTTCCTGGCTCTAAAGATCTATCTCTATGTGCCTTTGAAGTTTCAGTATCTAGGTCGTTAACGTGAATCATTCCAGTTAAACATCCTTCAAACTCAACGAATACACCATATTTTGCAGAACCGGTAACATGACCTGTTCTTTCAACTGTAATATCTTCTTGTATCGTTTTAAGTGTATTAGGAATAAGAGCTCTTAAATATGCTCTATGTGAAACTACTACAGTTCCTTTTTCTTCTGAATAACTCACTGGTACTACATACATTTCTGTGTCGATGATTGATTCAAAGTCGTGTAGCTTATTTACACCAGCTAAAGAACCTGGCATAAAGCAATCAATTCCTTGAACTTGAACAATATATCCTCCACCTGGAATCATTTTAGAAACAATACCACTATATGCTGTATTTCCATCGTCAATAGATGCTACGATTTCTTTAATAACCTTAGTCTTAAGACCTTCAGTCACAGAACCTATCATATATTTCTTGACATTCATTGAAGTATCGGCGATCAATTGAACATCGACTTCAACTCCTTGTTTTAGAAGTTCTCTTATTTCTGTAGTTTCTCTCGATAAATCTACATAGATTAATTCTCTATATCCTACATCAATTGATGCCCATTCGGAATCAACCGCATACACCTTTCCAGTATAGCTAGCTCCTAATTGTAAAGAATATAAAGTATTTGAAGTTAGTGAATGACCTTCCATTAGGTCAAATAGTTCTTGGGCGTATGATTCTCTGCTATATACTTTTACACCTTTAGGTGTTTTAATATGTGGATTGGGTTTCCTAAGCTTAGTTACACATGTTGCCTCGTATTGGTCCCACATGAATTCTCCGTTTTCATCCATATAATTTGTATCTGGACCGGGAGTTGGTTTTTCCGGGGTTGCGGCGTTTAATGAAGTTTCTACTTTAACTTCTGTTTCTTGGTTAGCTTCTGCAAGCTGTGTAGTTGTCGAGAGTCTTGGTCTCTTTTGTTTTTGAGTTGTCTTTGTTGACATTTACTTTGTTTTTAAAAGGGTTAATGTATGTTTTACTAGTTATATATCAAATTACGGTGGCGTCAAATCCTATCATAGGAATATAAGGAACTAAAGGAACCGGTATACCTCCCATATAAATAAATTTCATTTGGCTAAGATGTGTAAAATAAGAATATGCTAATGCACTTGCAACGTCCTCGGCTGCATCATGTGGGTTATCAGAATCCTTTCCGGAATTAAGAGCTCTTCTTAAATTATCTGCTAATTTCTTTTGATTTCCATAACTGACACCTATGTATTTTCCTTGAAGAACTGGAACAGATAAACATGGTGGTGTTGGGGGATCAGTTGCAAATGGTTGTATTGTTGCATCTTTCCAGTATTTAAGAGTTGCCTTTGCAAGTTCTTTATATGGATCATCTTTACTTCCACCTTCTGCTAACATTGCAGCTTCAATTCCCATTTCTACTATTAAAGTATTTCTAATTTGCTTAGCTAAAGTTCCCGTTTTAGACATATCTATATTCACAATAGAATCCTGTGTTTCGTCGTTTTCAGTAAGAGGACATCCTTGCCATTTTTTTCTTAATTCATCTTCTAGAAAAACGGGTTTAACTTTATTTTTTTTAAAACCATAGTCTTGTTTACCGTTCCACGTAAATTCTGTAATAACATGCTGAGTTAACGCAGGTGGCATTTTATTATTTTCATCAAAAGGCTCCTGTATTTTTAAATTAGTTAATTTAAATGGATATCTTACTTTTAATTTTTCAACAGGTTCCATTTCTTCATATCCTACGGGTAATGTAGTATCAAAGGGCCATGGATATTTAATAGCTTGTATAGGATCTTTCTTTAATGCAGTTTCCTCATTGTATAAAAACTTTCCATCACTATCTACAGTTGGATGACACTTCCTTATTTCATCAATTACATATTTAGAAACTAGTAGATGAAATTCACCATCATAATTTCTATTATTATTATTTATTGAAACACCCGAGGAAGATTTAAATGATTGCCAACCCCAGTCTAATCCCTTTAGTGTAGATATGGCCGCCTTCCTGTTATTGTTCATCTGCTGAATGTCTTGATTACTAAACCCTGAACCGCCAACCCCAGTGGTGGAATTGCTTTTAATTTCGTTAGTTCCCATCCAAGTCGCCCAGTGCCAAAAATCCCATCTTTTATCTCCGTCAGAAATATCCTCAAATTGCATTAATAATCTTGTTGCAAATATTCTAGCTAATTCATCACCGGTTTCTTTACCATCTAGGCGATGAAACTCGAAGAATTTAAATCTATATAGGTTTTCCGCTTCGTCATCCTTAAACTCTTCCAGATACTTATCAAGTTCTTCTGTTGGCTCATATTGTATACCTTCTCCTATTTCACCTTCTAGTTTGTTATATTCTGGATCGTTGTCCTTTCCGGCAATAGTTAATCTAGTTGCCGCTCCAGCTGCTGTTGCTAAAAATGCTATTAAATTATCTTTTTCATTTACAAGGGGTTCTTCGTTATCCGGCGTTACCATCACGGGTTCACCTTTTTCCCAAAGATCATGAAACCATTGTTCATAACTTGCTATAAATGCAGATTCACCTGCTGAACTTTCATGAGGAGCCATCCCCGGAATACATGTTGCATTATTCTTAACTGCTGTTAAATATGCATTAGCTAACATGTTTCCAAAATCTTTAGCATCGGAAGGTACTCTGTTTTCAAGAATGTCAGATACCTCATTTATGAAAGGTGACCATTTTGCTGGCATAATTATTTATTTTCTTGTTGATACGACTTGTGATCTCCTTCGTCAAATGGAACTTGTAAAGTACTCGAAGGACCAACACCCGTCGGATGAATATGCGCCTTATAGTCTGCAATAAAATTAGCTAGAAAATCTTCTAAAGATAATCCCCTTACAGCCGGCTGCTCAGTGTCTTCGCCGGGTTCTCCAGTATTACTTAAAAATATATTACCTGCATCTAAAAATATTCTATCATCTGTAGAAATTTTAATATCGCCGGCTTCATCTATTTGTATTATAGGTCTTTCTTTTGCACCGAGACCTCTAGTAATTACAAGACCATCCTTTTCTGAATGATAAATTCTTACATTTCTTTCAGCATCATATACTAAACTGATTACGTTTTCAGCATTATCCTCTCCATCTAATATGTCTTCTTTAAGATCAAGATTTTGCTCTATATGAAACCAATATTCAGGATGATATAAATTTCCATTATCAAATCTAGCTGAAACTATATCTCCTATTCTAGGAACATGGTGAGAACCTACT